AAGACAAGTACAAGTACAAATGCAAATAAAAAGTGTCGATGTTTCATGGTTTCAAACCTAAATAATCCTTGGTCAGGCCGAGGTCTCAAAGTCCCCGCTTGGCCCCAGGTCCGCAATATCGAGCCCGGCGTAATCCACCCGCGTGATTCCGAAAAAGGCCACGCCCGCGTAAATCGCGATGGTCCGGTCAGGTGTTGCCTGCGCCTCAGCGTAAAATCCCGCCTGCGCATGCCGTTTCACGTCGCGGATATCTCCGGGAATCAGATATTTTTTTCTATTGTCCAGCGGGACCGTCAAGTCCCATGATTTAGCGCTCATAGTCTGTCCTCCGTCCTCTGTTCTCTGTCATCTGTTGCCTTTGGCGACTAATATCCCACCGCTTCCCAATCAATCACGCCGCCCACGCTGGCCCCATTTGTATCATACACCTCGTAGGCGGCCCCGCAAAGGCTGTTGAGGCTAAGAGTAACAAGCCGATTAATATTGTTATGGTTTTCATGATCAATCTACCTTTAGATAAATTGTCCCACCTTTTGCGGCCCCGGCATTTGTGACCACGGGGGTGTATTGCCCTCCGAATAAAGGGATATATGCACCATCAACAGTAAGCGGCGTCTGATAATTGCTTGTGTCGGTGGCTGATTGGGGTAAATTGGCTCCGGCTCCATGCAGTATGTCTAATCCGGCATCATCTAAAAGTGTGACATCATACAGGGCTGACGGGGCTGTTCCGCCGGCATCTGGCACGAATCGAACCCCCGTTAAATGTCCGGCCATGTTTACTGCGCCACGCCCGTTTACATCACCTGAAGCATCGGACAACCACACCATCTTGTATCCTATCACTGCGCCCGTTAAGGGATCATGGACTGTAGTAGTCCTACATGACCCCGCAGCGGCATAAACCAGGGCAGGCATTAAAACCAACATCACCAATGCGATAATCCATACCAAAAACTTTTTCATGCTATCCTCCTTAAATATGCTTGCCCTTGCTTACGCCAAGTGCTTTTGTGCTTATTTGAGATCCTCGTAAAATATTTTCAATGACTCCCTTCCAAACCTGTGCGTTCCAATCAAGCGTTGCCTTTTTCGGCCAATACAACGGATTGTCAGTTGCCGGTAAGTCCATTAACTGCATCACCCCAAAGGCCACAACTCCCAATTGGTGCTTGGTCGGAATGTCTGAAATGCTTGAAATTGAATGGATGTATGTCACCAGTAAATCATTCGCAAAGGCCACGTCATCCACAATGATCTTTCCGTTCCTCAAGAAATACTTACTGTCATCGTTAAGGGTAGATTCAGATTCAGGAATGCGCGTCATTGGCAGAAAATCCGTGCTTTCCTCAAACACCTTGCCGCCGGATACATAATCAGCCGTTGCAACAGACCCGTCCAGACTGTATGAATCCGCGTCTACCTTGGTAATCTCCCAGGTATCATTGGCTACAAGATTCCCCAACACATTATGAATGGTCACGATATTGTCCGTTGAGCGCCCATGCGCTTCCTCTGTAATGACAATCGGGGTTGCGTTTGTGGCCCCGGTGATCGTTCCTGCATTCGTCCCCAAATCCCACACATCCATCAAGGTTTCACAATCAGACGGATAATCGAAAATATGAGTAGTGGACGTAATAGACTTTCTGCTTTTCAGGGAATCAGGAGCATGTTGCTTAATCTTTTCTCCCAAGAAATCCACGGCAAACCCGATTACATCGGTGATCGCGTCGTCACTTACCTTAACGGGCTTTGGCTCTCGTATCGCCCTGCGGATAAGGGCGGTTGCTTCAGCACTGGTCATTATGTGTTAACTCCGATAGTTTTAAATATAGATTCAAACCGATTGCGCCACGTATGCTCTTTCATGGTTCTATCGTATGCGGCTTTTGCAATTTCTTCTCTCTCTGTGTGATGTGTCAGGTAATAATCAATCTTTTCTTTTAGCTCCTTTTCATTGCGAAACACCACAATCTCTTTGCCGATTTTATAATACTTTTCAATGCCTTCCACATATTCACACAAGGGCATCGTATTTGATGCGGCTATTTCAAATGGCCTCATTTTTATTTGAGGCTCTCCGTTGGCTCCCTTGCTGAAGTTAATTGAAATCTTGCTCCTGTTCAGAACCTTTGCCATGTCTTCAAAGTCCAACATCCCATTCGGCCACCCCTTGCCGAAACACTCCACGTTCAGCTTTTCCAATAACTTGTTTCGATCTCCATAGTTCTGCCCGCAAAAAGAAACCTTAATGTCCTTCGCAAAATCATGGTTTTTAAAATAGGCGGGGTTAGCTGCCCACTGAGAAAGCAATATATTTTCATATCCCATTTCTTTGTAGTCTTCACACATCATGGGATAGGTCGTAACTGCATACCGAAACCCCTTGCAGTACCGTTTTGAATAAGACTCAAACCGCCAGTTATCATCGGAAAACCATGCTATCGTGGTAAACTTCTTTGATATTCCTTCCCAGGTTTCAATGGGTATTTCTTCTTTGTAGGCAGAATGGAAAATGTACTCAGGCTGTACTTGATCTATCAGAGCACACAACCTTTTTATCATCCCTTCCCTGCCAAAATGTTTGATCTCAATGTCATAAAAAAACGTGGTTACTTCCCCAAATTCCTCAAGCGGTTTCAGCCACGTATAGACCTCACCGCTCATCTTTGAATTGTCCAGATAATCCATTCCTTTACAGACCAGCATCCCACGTTTGCCGCTTCCGCATACTCTCGGGACTGAACCTTCAGCGTTAAAAACTACCTGAACCTTCATGTCATTGCGTGATCTTTCATAATTTCTATTCATCTGATCTTTATGTTGCCGGTAACAAAACAACGATTCGGGGCAATGCACCCCGTTCTTTTCGTTGGCTATGAACTTCAGCCAAAGATCCCACTCGGTCATGTGGTTCCGGCTGTCATTCAGGTAATTGTCGTAACCCCCCACGGACATAAACGCATTTGCCCTCATCAGAGCGCTGTAGGGGATATAATTGCGCTGGACAAGCAAAGGTACATCAAAGTCTGGAAGTGGCACATGCTTTCTGTTTCGCCCGTCAAAATGAATCATGTCGGGATAGGCAAACGCACAGTCGGGATTATTGTTTAAAACAGTAAGTAGTTTCTGTGTATACTCAGGTCCCACAAAATCATCAGCATCCAAGAAAAAGAAAAACTCTGTGCCTACTTCCTTGAACCCGATATTCCTTGCCTTGTATACCCAATGATTGTGGGGCAATTTAATTAGCTCAACTTTACCGTCAAAATTGGCAACGTATTTTTCAACGATTTCAGGGGTATCGTCAGAAGAAAAGTCGTCAACTACAATGATTCTCTTCAAGGGTACAATCTGTGCAAGCAACGAATCCAATGCCATTGCGATTGTACTGGCCCCGTTTCGCACGGCTATAACGGCCGTGACCTCACCTTCCGGCTTTGCTGAGATGTTAGGCGCTTCCAGATTATCAAGAACACTATCTATGCCGTTAAGCTGAGTCTCTAATGAGTAGTTGTTCTGTACAAATTTGCGATATCTTGATGAGTCGTATTTTTCGTAAACAACTGAGTGGATAAAATCTCCAATCGTGTTCCAAAGATATTTGCTCGGATAAATTCCTTCTGCTCCTACAAAGTTGTGGATAATCGGCATCAGGCCACACGCCATAGCTTCCATCAACCCTACCGGATGGCCCTCAAGAACGCTGGTACATACGATATAATTCTTGTCTTCCAGCCATTCGGGAACTTTGTCGTGGGGGATTCTGCCTTCAAGGTGGATGTTTTTGCTCAGACCCATAGCAGTAATCATTTGTTTAAAGTACAGCGAATATCGCATGTCCTGGAACGAACCGATCATGTACAATTGATATGTGCTATCAAGAGCCACCAATGCCTGAAAAGCGTGAAGCAAGAGCATCGGCCCTTTCTTGTAGTTAATGTCTCCGACAAAAGCTAAGTTGACTCCCCGCTTTCTCTTTTTAAAACGGAACTTGTCCAAGTTTATTCCGTTTGGGATTACATGGATATTGCTTGGCAGGTCAGGCACCTGCTCAAGAACAATGTCCTTAATGTGTTCCGCTACAAAGATTACATCGGAAACCTTATCCCAATTTACCTTCTGAGCGTATCCGGCCAATGCCTCATAGCTGTGCAACCGGCAAATCACATGTTTCCCGTCCAGCAATCCAGGCTGATTGGTTAGCGCAATAGTCAGTTCGTTTGCCCATTCCAACCACACTATATCGGCCCACCTGATAAGTTTTGCCATGTCCGATCTGTCATTTCCGTAACAGGTCTTTACTTCGTACTTGGCTGATAGATGGTCTGTAATCTCACCAAGAAACGATTCAAGCCCAGGAAGACACAGCACGGCCAGTTTCGATTTTGTTTTAATTTCTGCTTTTTTCATAAATTCCACATGATATCCTACGGTAAACTGGTCAATGAATTGTGATTCTTCGAGAGCAAACAGGTATCTCGGCAACCAATCTCCCAATAAAGACCGTGCAACTTCTATGTTATCTCCGGTTCTATGCGGAGGGAGCAAAGTAGACGCCCTTACGCATTCCTGTGACAATAATTTAAAGAAGCCTCCGTTGGGTGTGATTTCTTTAACTTCAAGTCCGAATTTACGGGCAAAATGTTTATACCATTCAGGGGTATAGCCCCCATAATAATGATAGGGAAGCTGGTGTAATCCCGATCCAAGTGGAGCCGTCAAAAGCATCCGGCCCCCCGGGCGCAATATCCGTGCCATTTCTCTAAGGGCTTCTATCGGTTCAGGAACATGCTCTAATACTTCGGTACACAAAATTACGTCGAAAGAATTGTCAGCAACGGGGATGTTTATAATGTCGGAGAGATAATCTATCTTCCCGTATTCCGTTGTCCCTCCGAGTTTAACTCCCTTGTATTCTCCAAAGTCATGCGTTTTGTAATCGCAATGTGAAAACAGGTTGCGATACAGGCATGTCCCGGCCCCTACGTCCAGCACCTTCGCCCCCTTTGGAACACTGGCCGCCTTCTCGCTCACCCACGCATTTCTATCGTTTTGATTGAAGTTGTGGATCTGAGACATTGGCAAACCGGACATACATTTTTCTTGAATCCTTGGGAATTGCAGTTTTATAGCCGCCCTATTAATATGGCATGTTATCAATTCTCTTATTTTATGATTAGACGGGTAACTTGGAAGATTGTACTTTACTTTAAGATTGGTTAATATACTCTGGTCGTGCCTATGCTCCACAAAACATGAATCGTTTTGACTATGCTTGTTTAAGCTGTCGGTAAGCAAGTCCTCATCCTGGCAATAATGCAACCATTCTTCTGCGAACTTAATTGTGGCATCCGTTTTCTTGAATCCACAGGCGGCTCCCAATAACTGAATCGCATTTTTATATTTGTCCTCATCACAATCCATCCCGTAAAAGCAGTCATATTTTGTCCAGCACTTATTTACAAATCCTCCATCCAGCAAGAAAGTATCGTTTTTACGGAAATGAATTTTCAGGAAATCAACCAACTTGTCTTTGAAAGAATTCCCGCAATCCATATAAAGAACAGCGTCACCGTTGTTTATTTCATTTAAAGCTTTCAGGATGATATAGGGTTTCCACAGCCAATACCCGCACCCTCTTTGCTCGGAAAGTATTTTAATGTTTTGCTGATAGAAGGCTGTTTTGGTCAAGAAGTCGTCGTAATCGTACTCGAAAATGCCGTCAAAAACCGATTTGGCTTTTTCGCATAGCTGTTTTCTAAGGTCTTGATAACTTCTATTTGAAAAGCATGTAAAATACAGCTTCATGTTATTCGGCCTTAACCAGAATTTTTGCCGGATTCCCGACTACGGTAACGCCGGGAGCTACGTCTTTTGTAACAACCGCCCCTGCGCCTATCCTGCATCCAAAACCAAGTATGATATGAGGCAGGATTATCGCTCCACCGCCAATTGAGACTTCATCTTCAACCAATGTTTTTGCCTCGTTTCTCCACTTGCCTTTAGATGGAGGATGCTTGTCGTTTAAGAATGTTACCCTTGGTCCGATAAATACGTCTTTTCCGATCATCACGCCTTCGGGAATAAAAGAAAAAGAGCCTATCCTGCATCTATCGCCTATGACGACTTCCTTGCCAATCTCAACAAAGGAGCCTATTGAGCAAGCTTCTCCTATTGTACAACCATAGATGTTGACCAGATTCGTATGCCAGATTTGCGTGTTCCTGCCTATTTCTGAGTTCTCTATCATGTCAGTTGATTCTCAATATATACAGGCACATTAATAATTGATCTTCCATACCCGTTCTTGTTGCTGTACCGGTTCATGAGCCAATTGAGATAAAACATTTCCCTGGGTTTTATCCCTCCCCCGTTCATAATGTCGTCATACATGGCATTGTATGCTTTCTGCATGTCAATATTCAGGATGTCCATGTCGTCAATTCTTCGTTCCTGTTTTCCCTCTCTTGTGACCAATCCGGTGAAATCGGCCCCCAACCTGGAAGCGAGATCCAGATAATGGACAAAAAGGTTATAAAAAACCCCCCCGGTCAATTTTGCGTCGCCTTTCCATGATTCAAAATACGCTTCATCCCTGACCATCGTGACCGATACTCGCTTTGCTTTTTCAGGCAAGTTTGGCAAGTATCGAAGTTGTAAAACTACATTTATGTTGTCTGCTTCAACTAACGGCTCCCACGGTAAACATGCCGGTTTTTCCACAATTATCGTAGCCCACGGAGCACGGTCTAAGACCTTCATGGTATGTTCCCGATGAAGATCTGAGGGAGAGCAAATCACCACCACTTCAAGCGGCCCGAAGAAGGCTTCTCCGAGTTCATGGAAACGAGGAACACCTTCTATTGAAGATACCGATTTGGGATATTTTGGGTCATGGATAGCAACCAGTTCGCCGCCAACATGCTTGATAGCTTCCTTATGGTACTTGGCGATATAGCCGTCACCTATCAGTCCGAAGCTTGTTTTCATGCCGCTTTTCCAGCGTCCAATTCTGCCACTTCGCCGTAAAGATCCATCCGGGTCTTTTGAATATCCAGATCAACCGCGTGTTTAACCTTGGCATACTCAACCAATTGTTCCTTATTCATTTGAGAAGGATATTTCGGCAAATCCGCAAGGGACTTGGTTGTTATTTCCGGCTCAACGATAGGCGTGGCTACGATTTCTTCGGGAACAACCTTTTCCGGCGCCATCTCTTCTGGCTTTTCCTGAACCGTGATCTTTCCAAAGGCGTTCGGATTTTCCCGCAAAAGTCTCTCTGCATCCACGTCTGCCATCTTTTCCTGAGAACCTTTTGTTTTAAATCTGTACTCCTGTGTAAGCCACGGCATTTTCAGGTGTAAGTTTTTCTTTTTGCCCTTATAATACACTAAAGTCATTGGCTTTCTCCTTTCTGTAAGAGTGGAGGGCGGCTTTTAACCGCCCCCCTTGCTTAGATTTCGTCTCTTATCGTTCCTACCATAACGTAGGACACGTTTAGGTTCACTTCTGTTCCTACCGCCATTGTGGTAGTAAGAACGTGAACGTCTATGGTGTCTTGGGATGTATACCTGTAATTAATACCGTTGCTTGTTCCATCTCCAAATTGCGAAAATGCAACATTGACAAGTCCGCATCCAACGCCGTCGAAGAACCTGTCTCTGTCGCTGGCATCTCCAACGTCAAGGGTGCAGGCATCGGTGGCACTTCTTACGGACAGCTTCATGTCAACAATCTTTGCGTCTTTGGGAATCGGCACCATTTCAATGGTAGTGCCATTTGCCAACGCAGATGTGACAACGGTATAATCGGCAATGCGGTTTAAAATCCCGCCAGCCTTCATAAGATTAGGCATAATCCCAGCCGTAACAGCATCACTTCGTACTGTAGTCATGCTTTTATCCTCCTTATAAAGAGTTGAGGGGCGGGTTAATGTCCCCACCCCTCACGGGTTAGGGGTTAAGCCTCATCAGCGATATTGCCCATCACGTACTGCACGTTCAGGTCAACACGTGTTCCGACACCCATTGCGGATTCTTTCACAAAGATGTCGATGGTATCTTCGACTGTATACTGATAGTTATGACCGTTACTGGTCCCATCTCCGAACAATGCCCAGGAATCATCAGCCGCTCCGTCAACACCGTCGAAGAACCTGTCAATGTCGCCTCCATCACCAACGTCAAGATGACAGTCAGACTTTGCAGTTGCCAGCTTAACGCCCATGTTGATAATTCTGGCATTTGCAGGAATGGGAACCATCTCGATTGTTTGATTCGCAGCAAGCTGAGTGGTCGCAACCGTATATGTCCCATACCGATTCAGTACGCCTCCTGCTCTGGCATAGTCCGGCATAATGCCTGCCACAACGGCAGTAGATTGTTTTATAACCATAATTTATGTCCTCCTATATAAAAACACTGTTAAAGATTATTAAAATTACTAACTTACCTCCTTATGAATTAGGATCATCACAGTATGTATCAATTGCGCAGACACCAAAGTCCTTGGAGTTGAACCGACTCTTTTTGACCCCGTAGATTGCGCCTGCGGTAATAGCCAAGGCGTTCCCACGGTCATCGGTTTCCTCGTTCCATGAATAGCGGCCATACGCTCCGCCACCGCCCCATGCGATTATTCCGGCATGTGCGCCAAGGAACAGTGCTCTGGCGGCTGTTTGGTCTTCGCCTACACCATAATCGGAAAATCTGATTACGTTTCTGTGCTTGTGCAGAATGACACCGGCGTATTCACCAAGAGCGTTCTTGTAGACCAAGTTTTTGTCGCCCCTTGCTCCGGCTGTCTTTTGAATGTCTATCCAGTCATTTGCGGAAATAGACGTTCTCAGGTCGTATGCCTGCCAGGTGTGCATCAACAGGACAAACTTGTTCTCGCCCTCGATCTGCATAGGTCTCATCATCGGATCAAGGGTTTCAGCCTTCGCAACCGCCCGCTCCACGACGTTCAAGTGCATCTTGTCAGCGGCATCCAGATCGGCTTTTGCGGTAGCGTTCCCACCATAAAGCTGGTGGTCGGTATCCGGTGCCTGTAAAGCATTGTTGGCTCGGGTAGTCCATGTAACAGGCGTATGGAAAGACGTATCAACACCCCTTGCGCCAGACAGATAACAGATGCACATTTGGTCGTAATCTTCGCCAAACCATACTGCCAGTGCATCTCGGCCTCTCCTCCGCAGATTATATGGAACTCTCTGCTCGGACATCTTGCCCTTTGATTTTGTTCCTTTCCTTCTTTGTCCAATAAACACAGCATCGTTGAAGAACGTGAGGGCTTCTTCTGCGCTGGTTCCCTCAATTACGTTGTCGTCTTCGATACCGTCACCGGAGAGTTTCATGCAGAGCGCTACGGTGATCTTCTCGCCGGCCTGTTTGTTCAACTCTGTCTGAACCTTAATAACCGCGTTATCTCCGGTTCCCATGAACCGACGGAAATATTGTTTGTTCTCGGCTTCTACAGCAAGAGATGTAGACCAAAGCTGTACGGCCAAGGCATCATTTAATGCAAATTCAGTTGCAGCCATATTCTTCCTCCTTATCGTTACCCATATATGGGGTTACGCACCAAGGAGCTTGTCTCTCTGTTGGGGAGTCATGTTTACGTACTGTGCTTCGGTAAATCCTCCAGTAATTTCAGGAGTCTCACCGGAAGCACCAGGGACATCCCCAATGCTCTTAAAGTCCGTACCCTTTTGGGTTTTAAATTTCTTCATTAATTCTGCGGTAATCGTTTCCCGCAGTTTCTTTTCTGCGTTTGCCTCTGCTTGAGCACGTAGAGTTTCGGGACTGTTGGTTTTCGCAGCCGTGTAAAACTTGTAGATCATTTCTACAAGACCAGCGGCACCGTTTCCGAGAGGCTTGATATCTCCGTTCGGTGTTGCTATAAATGTGCTCGGGGTAGTCATAAGGCCCAACAAATCAGGATCAAAACCGTTTTTAATTGCGAAGGTAGCAAGGTCTTTATTGACAGAACTTCCCTCTTCATAAAGTCCCGGAACAGCTTTTGTCATTCGTTCCAGACTTTCAGTGATAACTTGCTGATCTTTCTCCTGCTGTTTCTTAGCGACATCCCGCTCATTCTCTTTTGATTTCTGTGCCTCTCTGTACTTGTCAAGCTTCCGTTCGTATTTAATAGCTTCAACCGGATCTTCCTCAACAAGCTCTTCAAACTCCTCATCAGACAACACTTTGAACGAATCTTCCGCAACCTCTTCTTTTGTAGCCTTCAGGTCAGCGACTTCTTGCTTGAGAGCGTTAAGCTCTCTTGCCAACTCCTGCTTTTCCATGCGGGCTTCATGAAGTGCGGCATGAGGGACATAACCAGCAGGGGGCTTTTCGTCTTTGGCTTCAGGCTCTTCCTTTTTGTCTTCGCCTTCTTTTTCCTCTGCCACGGCTTCCCCTTCGGGTTTTTCACCTTCCGGTTTTTTGTCCGTCACCTTTTTGTCACCCTCGGCAACTTTCTCTTCGGGGGCAGGTTTCGTTTCTTCTTTCTCCGGTTCTTCCCCCATCAACTCGGCTTCGGACGGCGCAACTTCGTCAAACAATGGAGCGTCAAGCGATTCTGATGGTGTATCTTCAGATGCTTCCGTTCCCAATTCTCTGTCTGGCTGTACTCCGACCATGCCGGTATCGTTTTTTGCCGGTGCCGTTTCTGTCGTCGTCTCTGTTGCCTGTACTGTTTCCGTGCTCGTTGTCTCTGTCATCTTCTCCACCTTTTTCCGTCCTTGGATGGACGCTGCCTATCGTAACGGGGATAAGCTCCCGAAGTTTATGTTTACGGCCATGTCGCTGACCGATTGCGATCCAATAAAAAAAGCCCGAAGAGTAAAGGACGTGAAATCGTCCTTACCCAACGGGCTTTAAATAGGCGGTTGGCTTAACCTAATGTGTGGCTGTCAGCGAGACATTAGATTGTTATGTCATTATTTAAACAAGTTCTCCCTTCAATATCTTCTCAAGGCCTTGTATGGCCTGCTTCAAGGCTCTGAGCAAAACTACGATTATTGCTTTCATTTCTGGGGTCATTTTATAAATACCTCAAAATAACACCTTTGTTGTGCTTCTTTGTGAACTACCTCTGACCAGCGTTTTGCAACAATGTCGTTACTAACCCCCCACTTGCTCTTTGGTTTTGTTCCTTTCCTTCTCTGGTCAAGGCGGATGTAGTCATTGTAATAAATCAAGTCTTCTTCGCCAGTTTCTTTATGCCACTTTTCTTTTTTATTAATGAGAAGTCCCAAGAAAGGAAGTGCCACAACCATCTTTGTGGTATTCACTAAAAAACTACGTCGGGTTAAGTTTGTCATGATGTTTCACCTTCATCTATCTCAAAATTATGTATGAAAGTTTTGTCTTGATTCCAAAGAGTGATAGCTTCATCTATGTCGTCCACATGGGCTTCTGGCCCACAATGTCCACAATCAAGACAACCCCAACACAAAAAATCTTCGTCTTCATCATCAAACACAAATCCACTGTTAGAAGAACCACATTTGGAGCATAACGCTATTCCAACTATCTTTTTAGCCATCCCTCAACCCTCCCCTTGGATTCTGCGTTCATCGTCAAAAATGCTTGGCAATATGCCAGATGTGGTTGTTTCGTATATAAATCGTATAGTTTCAAATATCTTTCTCCGCATTGTCGCATGTGCTTAAACAGTTCCTTGTTGCCTCTTTTGCCGGGTTTATTAAGAAAGACACCGATATGTAGCATGTCATAATTCAGGTCTATGTTGTTGGGAAATAACCATAAGCCATTTGCAATCCACCGGAGCGCCTCCCGTGCGTTGTTTAGACGAGCACAATATATCATCCCAACGGTATGATACAATGAGACATACGGCGCTTTCTTGTCTATGTATCGCTCCGGGGGTAACAATGCTATACACCTTGCTCCATATTCAATGGCTTCATCCCATTTCTCATGAGAAGCGAGAAGATTGCATAAAAAATAATATGTTGTATAGTCCTCTGGATTCTCTTTGGCTCGTTTATATAGCAACAAGGAAGACCTTTCAAATTTCGCTTCCATCGTTTTTTCGTCCAGGTCATACCCATAGTGATACATTACAAAATCGCTCGGCGCACCATGCCCCCCTTCTGGCAAAACAACTCTGTTGTGAATATATCCTTCATATTTTACACCAATATGGTTTCTGAAAAACCGTAGGCTCTGACTGGTGGCGGTAGTGTGTCCATTTCTGTCTATGCTGTTAAGCGTCACTAACAAGCCATACACATTTTCGGGTAATCCTTCAAAGCGCTTTTTCAATTCTTCTTTACTTACTTGAATCGGAGCAAACTGTTCATCTGCGTCAATGATTAAGAACCAATCCCCTGTCGCATATCCTATGCTCTGATTCCTGTGTAGAGAAAAATCGTTTTGCCAGGGATGTTCATATATTGTCGCTCCATATGATCTGGCTATCTCCATTGTGTTATCGGTCGAACCAGTGTCCACAACGACAATCTCGTCAACATAATCCTTTATGGAATCAAGGCATTGAGGGAGTAGCCTGGATTCATTCTTCACTATCATGGCGGCGCTTAATTTCACTTCCCAACCACCCTCCCTGTATGCGGACTTACAATCACACTCTTGGTGTCGTTCACGCCCTCGATAACTACATCAGATAAGCTACAAGAAAATCGTAGTTGCCCGACATTCGTGACTTTTACTTGGTAAATAAACGGCCCCATCCTCAGTTCTGCCCCAACCGGAGGAATAAATGCTTCCTTTTGTTTCAAGGAAAGCTTCATTAATTCGGCGATTCTGGCTTCCGGTGTGGCCGGAACTGATTTGTTTCCGTTGATCTTTAATGTCTCAGTTGGGTTCATGTGCTTATACCTTTGTCCCCTCCTGTTCCTGTTGCGCATACCACATATCTGCCCCGTGTACTACTTTGATTCGCGATCCACTTGATAGCGTATGTTCTTCGCAACCAGTTTCTCCAATATATAATTCACCAAATTTGCCATCTTGTATCTCGTAGGATTCTAACATTTCAACATATTCTTTTAAATCTCTGATCGTCAGTGGTGCCAACCTTACGGTTTCATCAGGCAAAGGCGTTTCAAGTAAAAAAACCAATGTCCGCACATAATGAATTCTTCCACTCATTTTCTCTCTCCTTCAATAAAGCGCACTTTATTTTTTCGGTCGGGTTCATATCCCTGCTCCCGGTGCATTTGGGAAAACCGTATCAAAATTTTCTCTATAGTTTTTCATATCATTTTCATCTTTGAATCGCAAAGAAAAGCAAAGAAAATTGCGACCGTTTGGTAATTCTCGTTGCCCTGCCAACATCTTTTCTGCTTTAATCTCGAATTGCCTTTCCTGTTCAGGTGTCATTAGCTAAACCTCACTGGTCTTTTTGGTGTATCATAGCTAAGGATTGATCTTAATTCCCACCCACGGTCACTAACCCCATGAGAAAATCCTACCCTTTTGAGATCTATATATTCAGGGGGGATTGCATCTTTAAGCCAATTTATAAGTGTCTCTTCGTGAAATTTTGCTTCTTTTATTGTTATCTCCTCACAGTGGCTTCTCCGAGACAAAGCGCCTTTTCTTATTAAAACACCAGGCTTGAAGCGTGGATACTGTTTTTTAAGAAGCCTAACCTTTTGTATTCCTTCAATTTCCGCCCAAAGCATTTTAGGAGCTAAAACAATCGCTCCAATAAACACGCTGCCTGTTTTGATAAATGCTCTTCTATTCATTGCCTTGCTCCTTCTGAGTTTCCTGAATTCATCATCTTGTCTACAAGCTCTACCCCTGTCTTTAGCCCTTCCAACTCAAGCTTATCCTCGTCAATATTGGCCTTTCTTGTATCCTTGCTGTTTTGAAGGGTCAATCTGTCCCTGTTCACCTGTGCGTCACTTAATAGTTTCGCTATTTCCGCCTTGATCTTCTCGTTTTCAAGCGAATCATGCTCAATCTCAAGCCTTTGTTTGTTTTCAACAAACTTTTGCTCCTGTGCCTGTAATGCCTGTTGTGCCTCAAGTTGTTCAACTACTTTTTGTTTGACCTGTTCAGCAGACATATCTTCTTCTCTTGGATCAATCCCAAGGATAGGCTTGATTCTCGCAAGCAAAACGTCCTTGTTCGGGATGTTGCTCATTTCAAAGGCAAGGTTCATAAGGTGAGGTATAACTTCAGGCGGCGATTTCTTTACCCACTCAATGATGAGATTAAGGTTTTGTTCCCTGATCGTGTCGGTCATCGGCGCATCTGTTACAACCACATCAAATTTTACCTGCGTAATATCGTTTCTTACCTCAATTGCACCGCCTTCTCCCTGCGCTATCTGATTAAGGACAACAAATTTTTCAGCACCGGATACCCTGTCCGTAACTCTCAAGACTTTCTCGCCTGTCCAAAACCCCTGTATATTGGCAACTGTCTGATTCCCCAGAATTTTTGCTGACCGTCTCAGGTTTTCAAACAAAGGCGCGGATATGGTTGATCCAGCTATTTGTTTCTTTTCAATCGCCTTGCCGGATTGTGATACACTACCGTAGCCCAACCTTTCGGCGGTCACTCCCGTTGTTTCTTCGATCTCACGTTCTGATTGTTCAAGCAATCCCATTTGATACTGCGATAATTGCCCCTGTTCTTTTATCTCGATCTTATCTTTCTTGCCCGGATCTACAACAAGAAAGCCGTCAAACTTGTTAGCCTCTTCGTATAAAGCCTGCAATGCTGGTTCTCCGCCGGAAACCACGTCTTTTTCTGCAATTACCCTGACTTTCTGCAATAACGCCAATGCCATTGATCTGCGTTTGTTGACTTCAATATCCTGCCCTTTGATCTGCCGAGGAACGCCATACGGGAAGTTGTATCTGTCCAAGTATCCGATAAACGGCACATACGGAAATTCATCATGCGGATATGGGCTTGGGCTTCGTTGTAAACTCAAATCTCCTACAAAAGTATGTGAAAATACTTTTCTCACGTTTGCCGACACTACCTGTTGCGCTGAATTAACAACCTGGTATTGTTCCATAATCGGCATATCTTCTTTTAATTCGATTACTCTACCGTCAGGGAACACCGCAAACCATAACGCCCGGAACATCGTGTACCACATTTCAACGGGCCGAATCCTTACCCTGTCGGCATTAACCCATTGCGTCCCGGCAAGAAGCTGTTTATATTCTTCAACGGTAGTGGCCTCGTCCTGTGTGAAGGAACCCCATTCATTTCTCTCGGTTGACGCAAGTTCTTTGAATTTTTCTTTTAATTCGTTGCTCTTTTCTGGAAATAGCCCCTGTAATTCAGATAAATCCATCCACGGATTATGAAATACATACCGACATCGATCAACTTCAAGCCACGGAGAGCCAAGCGGGTCCCACCACATTTCTTTCCAGTCCCGATAGGCAAGGCGTAACTTTTCTCTTCTTGGATCGGAGTTAAGACAGGGAGATACACAACCCCACCCTGGAATTACGCTGTCTTTAAATCCTTGAGAAACTAAAAACTCGCCAAGATTCTGATCAAGAACGAACTGAATGCCCTCGCTCATGACCTGGGATATTTCAGAATCCTTGGTTGTCCTTGCTTTGGCAACAATGTTGAATTTGTTTAAGACTTGAGTGCCAAGCAATAAGTTTATTGCCGGGAATGTCCGGTTGATAGTAATCGGGTCGATGCCTGCGTCTTCTGCGGCCTGCCAGTCTTCCTCTGTCCACTGGCCTTTGCCGCCATCGTACATTTTCATATCATCCCAAGATTCAGACCGCCATTCTGAAGCGGCAAATTGGGCTTCTGAAACCCACGATAATAACTGCTTAGTTTTAGGATGATCGCTTTTCATCTATTCGCCCCACTTGTCCTGTAATTCAATCCATTTTTCTTCCCGGTCCTCGCCCTTTAGTTTCTCCAATTCGGTATGTAATTTTTTTACGTTCATCTACGCCCCCTTGCCATGCTTTTCCTGCGTTTCGGATGGAACCCCCCACCTGAATTTGGGTCGTGTTTTTCCAGCTTTACGAGAACATACTGTAAGGCTTCAGAAACATGAGAAAATTTATTCTTGTTTATCTGATCTGAATATTCTCCCGGAACTCCAGGACGAGGTTTATAGTGATAACCACCAAGAAATCCATTTATCAGCCGTGTGCAATCGGGACTGATAAGGAGTCCGTCAATTCTCCCAAGCGCACTATCGACAGCGTTTATCCTTGCCTCAAGATTCTGCTCTGATGCCTGTACGTTGATCTTGTAAGAATCACGCATTAACTGCGCATTAGATGTAAATGTGCCTTCTCTGGTCGAATACTCATTATGCCCTGCCGGATCGTCCCAATCGGTTATCTCAGCTCCTGGATACCGTTGATTACATTCACTAACCACCCATCCTGCAAAATCGGTTATGTTCATCCGGTCTGTGGTGAACTCTTTTAAGACCTGTATATGTCTTGGCCGTGGGATTTGTACAACCACACATGCTGGACAGTTTCCCGAATTATCCCATCCCCTGAATAATGGCCCCTTCGCCCAGCTCAACGGCTTTTCAGCTACATGATGCTTCCGTTTAAAGTTGTTATAGACCAGCTTGCCCTTGACAATTATTCCGGGCTTGCCTTCAATGTAAATCTCTATCCAGTCAGGGTTGTCTCTATACCGTTCCCGTAGTTCAGTATAGTATCCATGCCTAAGATTAGGTTCGTTTTCTCTCGGAGGTTGCCAAAACCCGGCATGATCTGCAAGGGGCTTGCCTTCAGGAATAGGGCCGGGAGGGGGGACGTTCCAGGTAAATTGCCTATATGTTGGATGTTCGACATCGGGAGGGTTGGTTGTTTCGATACCGTATTTTTTAACATCATGGACTGGGTTTTTGTCCTCATCCAATACGGGCTGGCCTTTACTATCTAACAGTATCGGCCACTCTTGCGCCTTGGGGAACCGCCCTATCCTGTTGGCAAGCATAAGTTTTGTTTCGTCAAAGATTTCTACGCTTTCGTCAATCCAGTAACCTGTAAATTCTCCGCCCTTTAATTTCTTGACATCATCGGGTCTATCGCAAGCCACAAAGTCTATTTCAACATGCAAGATCCCTTGTTCTGGATGCTTAATCCAGATTTCAAAGATTCTCTTCTGAACTCGAAACGTCCCAAACCGCTCTGGGGGAAACCATTCAAACACGGTTCGCATAGTAGATGTTTCTAATTCAGGGTAAGTATTTCTTAGCACTGCCCATCGAGTACGTTTGATGTCATACTTTTTAGCAATATGAACGGGGAGATACATACAAACTTCCCATGTGGCCCCTGTTGACTTTCCAGAACCCACCGGCCCCACAATGCACCGATACGTAGCGTCCGACTTGTGAAAGTCCAGAATGGTAGGAGGTACTTTCGTATAGTCAATTGGCTTTATTGCAGATTCTTGTGGTTGCATTCTACTTCTTATATCGGTAAGTTAATCGCTTTTGTAAAGTGTTTTCTACTTTTGTAATAATTTGAGATATTCTCGCCTCTGTCAAACCCCATATGTCACCGATTTCTTTCATTGGATATTCCTGCCAAAAATACAGCCAAATAATTTCTTTCGTTCTCCATGGCAGTTTTTTAATCTCTCTAAATACCGGCAAATACTTTTCCTTTTCCTCTAAATACCAATGCGGTGTTCTATCATCAGAAAAAACATCAATATAACTGGTTTTTTCCGATTCCTCGGCACCATCAGGAACATCATCAAACAAGACCAGCCTGTCAAGACGTAAGACCTCAACTTTTGGCCAACCGGCACGAGTTGGGAACAATCCCGCGTTTCTCAGACAATCAAGAATCGCACCGCGAATTCGATGGAAAGCAAAGCTTCTAAGAGAGTTTTTCCTGGTTAAATCGTACCTGTTTATTGCATCCAACGCTCCAACCCAACCAGATTGTAATAAATCGTTGTAATCAACATTTGGCGGTGTTCGCCTATTGTACTGGTCAGCGAATGATTTTACTGTTGGTTGTAGGGTTAGGAGGTCCGGCATGACCGTGCCTTCTTTTTCGCTGCCTTCTTGGCTTCAATTCGTTTTTGCTTAGTTACCTTGCGTGCCTTGTTGGTTTCGCGTCTGTTTTCAAGATTATAGCGAACATGACTTGGCTTTCGCTTCATCCGACCATATTTCTTGACACCACTTCTGCCTTTTTTAGATGATGGCATCTCTAAATTTCCTCCTTTCAAACAAAAAGGGGCTCCCTCGGGCTGGTACCAGGAAGCCCCTTCATAA